AGCAAGTTTGCCTAAACAATTTCCTAAAGATAACTTTAGATCACCACCAAAATGTATGCCTGATATATATAAGAAAGGTCATACAGTCTTTGCATATCGTAAATATTACGCTAATGCCAAAAAACACTTTGCAAAGTATACTGACACACCAGTACCTAATTTTTTAAGGAGTAATTTTTATCATGTTTAATATTGGAATTGTTGGATTTGGATTTGTTGGACAAGCTGTATGTAATGCTTTTAATAGCAAAGCATGGGTTGTTGATCCTGCTATTCTTAATAATGATATAAGTGATTTTTATAATGAGAATATGGATGGTCAAAATTTAGATGTTATTTTTATTTGCGTACCAACACCCATGTTACCAAATGGTGATATAGATGCTTCTATAGTACAGGAGTGTGTAAAAACACTACTAGCAAACACAATGGCTACTATTGTTATAAAATCCACAGTTACACCAAACCAAATACCCAGTGATTTACGAGTTGTTTACAATCCTGAGTTCTTAACAGAAGCAAATGCTGAAGATGATTTTATAAAAGCTAAATTGCATGTTCTTGGTGGTGAAAGACATGATTGTTTTAAAGTATGGCAAGCATATAGGCAACAATCTAAGATAGTACATAAAGAAAGTTTTGTTTTTATGACTAAAGAAGAAGCATCACTTGTTAAATATGCAATAAATTCTTTTTTAGCAACTAAAATAACATTCTTTAATCAGCTTTATGATTTGGTAGACAAAGTAAATGGTGATTACGATACAGTTTTAAGCGCTATTTTATATGATGATCGTATAAGTTCAGGACATACATCAGTAGCAGACAATGGTCGTAAGCGTGGGTTTGGTGGCGCATGTTTACCAAAAGATGTAAATGCTTTATATAATTTTTCTGATAGAGAGTTTACTATATTAAAAACGATTACAAATATAAACAACGAATACAGATCAAAATATCTAGCAGACGATAGAGAGAAGTCCAACAACATAAAATTTAATTAATATTCCAAAATAGGTTTATTAATTTGTAGGTCACTATAATATAGATATTTTTACAGGAGTAAATATGTCAATAGAATGCCTTAACCTTGCCTTAAAAACCAACGGCTTAACACCAACCAAAAAATTAGTTCTTGTTATCTTAGCAAACTATGCAGATGAAAAAGGTACTTGTTATCCCTCATATAAACATCTAGCCAAAATGATTGGTCTTGGTACAACTAAGACAATACAGAATGCCATTAAAGAATTTGAGGTGCTTGGTTATTTAAAAATAGAGCATAGAAAATTAGAAAATGGTGGCTATACATCTAATCGTTACCACTTAACATTAAATAATGACCCTATGGTCTTAGAAAACCCTACCCCTGTGGTTAGGGAGAATACTACCCAAGGGTCACCAGTTACCACCAATACTAAAGAAGATACAAAAGAATATATACACGAGTTTGAGTTATTTTGGAAACACTACCCAAGAAAGATAGGAAAACATCAAGCAAGTATTAGTTTTGGTAAATATGACGATAAACATTATTCCAAGATTATTTATGCAACTAAAGTATTTGCAAAAGAGAATCAAACCACAGAAGAAAGATTTATTCCACACGCTACCACTTTTTTAAACCAACAGAGATATTTAGATTATCTCAATAAACCCATTAAGGATAAAACCTTAAACAACCTAGCAGGATAGTAAAATGACCATAGATAAAACATTACATGAAAATAGAATTAATTTAAAACACCAACAAGAAGGCAACCAAAAGGTTAAATGTCCTGAGTGCCAACCCCCACATAATGCAAGAGACAATCCACTCTCGGTGACTATTACTAATGATGCTGTTATGTGGAAATGTCACCATTGTGAATGGACAGGTGGCAAAAGTACTGGTTCTTTATATACACCTGCATTATCTAAACCTACTTATGTTAGACCTAATGGACCTAAGGTAAGCCGAAGTCCTTCTGACAGTTTTTATGAATATATGAAAGAAAGAGGAATTAGCAAAGATACTTGCGAAAGATTTAAAGTTATACAAGAAAATGAATGGTGTGTTTTTCAGTATTTTGATGAAAATGGTCAACTTACAAATATAAAATATAGAACACGAGATAAGCAATTTAGACAGTCAGCCAATGCAAAATCTATTCTTTATAATTACGATAAAGTCTGTAACGAAAAAGTGGTGATTTTTACAGAGGGTGAATTTGATGTTTTAGCATTAGGTGAGAGTGGTTTTGACAACGCTACTACATTACCAAATGGCGCACCAAAAGAAGCAAAGTTTGATAAGAATGATGCACGATTTAAAGCACTAGAAAATTGCAACTTAGTGGCTACTAAGATTATTTTATTTACTGACAATGACAGTAGTGGTAGGGCGCTACATAAAGAGTTATTACATAGATTTGGTAAAGATATATGTTGGTTCGTTACTATTCCTGATAATTGCAAAGATGCCAATGATGTTTTGCTTAATCATGGGGCAATGAAATTAAGGGAAGTTATAGAGAATGCTACCCCATATCCCATACAAGGTTTATATACAGCTAATGATTACAATAAACAAATTAATGATCTGTATGAAGGTAACTACGAAAAGCCTACAGAAATTGGCATGGAAGGTCTAGATGATATATATAAGATAATGACTGGTACATTTCATGTAATAACTGGTATACCTAATCACGGAAAATCCGTTTTTACAGACCAGATATTAATAAACTTAGCCAAGCAACATGGTTGGTCGTTTGCAATGTTTTCTCCTGAGCATAGTACCTCAATGCATATCAGAAGAATGGTACAGATGTATCTTAAAAAACCTTTTGATGAAGGCTTAAAAAATAGAATGACCAAAGCAGAATTAAACGAAGCATTAGCCTTTATACACAAACACTTTTATTTTATAGAAACTAAAGATGCTATACCTTCTATTGACCTTATACTTTCTATTGCAAAATCAGCAATTTATAAACATGGAATTAATGGTTTGGTTATTGACCCATTTAATGAAGTATCAGCAGTAAGACAAGGCAATCAAAGAGAAGATGAACATATACGAGACTTTATTTCTCTATGCAAAAGATTTACAAGGATATATGAAATAGTTTGTTGGGTAATAGCACACCCTACAAAGCTACCTAAGACCAATGACGGCTCTTATTTACCACCGACAGCTTACGATATTAGTGGTGCAGCACATTGGCACAATCAAGCTGACGCAGTTTTAACTATACATAGAGATTTTGACGATAACAGCACAAGTGTTATTACTAGAAAAATAAGAGAGCAAGATTTATATGGAAAAATTGGTGAAGCTAAATTTAAGTACGATACAGACCAAAGGTGTTTTGTTAAATACCATAATATTGACGAAGATTGGGAATCATCATATATAGAACAATTTAATATCAAATAAGTTTTTCTTTTACATAATCTGCAAGTTTATATTCTTGCTTCCAACCTAACATTTTGGTCTTTTCTGCAATAATTGGTGCTTGCATCCTGTTACCCTTTCTTTCAGGAATAAACTTAATAGGCATTTTCATCATTTCTGCTATTTCAATAATACTAAATGATTCTTGGCTACCAATACCATAGTTATCACCTTTTCCATTTTTGCCTACCAAAACCAAGCCGTTCACTATATCTTTAATGTGTGTAAAGTTTCGTCTTTGTGTGCCAGGTTTTACCACAGGTAATTCTTTCGCATCTAATATTTTTATCTCATGTAAAAATTTAGCAATTACAGTTGAGTATTCGCCACTAGATATTTCATTATCACCATAAACATTATAAAAATATGTAATTGCATAATCTATATTAAACCACTCACAATAGGCTTTGATTAATTCTGTGTTGGTGTGTTTTGTAAAAGCATAAGGACTAGAATATTTAGTATCGCCTTCATCACCAAATTTTGTGCTTGAACCTGCATAAACAATCTTAGCGCCTTTGATTTTTACAAACTTTAATACTTCGTAAATACTTAGCCAGTTATATTGAAAAACTAAATCAATATCATAAAAACTTTGCTCTACCCTTGAATATTCGCCTAAATGGTAAATTAAATCAAAATCAACAGATTTTCTTTCACTGTTACAAAAAATTTTAATAATATCTCTTGTCTCTCCGTGAAAATAAACAACACCTTCATGCTTATTTTCTGTCTTGCCAGTGAAATAATTATCTAGTACATAAATATTATTTCCTTGATCTAAAAGTTCTTTTGCTAGATTGCTTCCAACAAATCCTGCGCCACCTGTGATTAATATATTCATTTTTTCTCCAATGCTACTGTTAATAATTTTTCAATCCTTTTTTTGTAATTCTCTTTTGATGTTATTTTATAACAAGACTTTGCTAAATTTTGTCTTTCACTAAATGTTGTTTTCATGTACTTTGCTATTGCATGATTAAATTCTTGTGTATTTTTTACAATCGTTACATATTTTTGCATACTAGGTTCAACCATCTCTGTAGCAGGATGCAAACCTTTATAACCTTTTAATATTAAAGGCACACCTCTTGAAAGGGATTCTAAAGATGTAATCGTAAAAGTATCGTATGATGCCAAGCCAACAAAATTACAAAATGATTTACCAATATTTTTTAATATGGATTTATGATCCACATCAAAGTTTGTTTTGCAATAATCATTATCAGGATAATCTATAAGAGACTGCTCTACATATTCATCTTGTTTATTCTGCGAATGCAAGTAACCAAGTGTTGTAAAAACTTCTGATTTAATTTTGTATTTATGTAACATTTTATGTATATAAAAAGTTGACTTACCTTTATTTGCAGCAGAGACATGCCGTATAACTTTTTCAGAAGGCAAGATTTCTTCTTTTTTAGAAAAAGAGCAAAACAAAACATAATCTGCTTCTATATTAAAATCCCAACGATCTCTGCTATAAAATATTTTTGTTCTTTCTTTGTGGTAATCTGAAACACAGCACAAGGTATTACCTTTATTAACAAATTCGTTTAAAAGTTCTGCATTATTTAAATCAGACCAAAAACCTGGCACTGCCATGGACATATAGATTGTTGGTATGTTTAAAGCCATCAATTCTGTGTATGGTGATTTATTAAAAGCAAAATTACTAAGAATTACATCAGGTTTAAAATTATTTATATCTTTAAATAAAAGATCATATATTTCTTTTCTATTGGATTTCTCCAGTTCTTTCGTTGTTACATCTTTTGGTATATTTTCTTTATATACACAAATATTATCTAAATGTTTATGCACATCAGTAAACGGTATAAAAGTTCTAACATCATGTCCGTTTGATTTTAGAGCATCAATTTGTACAAGCGTGGCTTCATCAACACCACTTACTCTTTTTTCGTAACTAAAATATGTTCTAAAGGTATAAGGCAGTATATAAATTTTCATTTATTAACTTTGAGTTTAAGACCATAATTATTTACACCCTTTTTAACTTTAATATTATCCTTGCGTACTAATTTATTTTTTATTGCAAATGGTTTGTAATCTATGAAATGATGCCAACGATCGTATCTCCAAACAAGTTTTGCTACATCACCATGCAGTCTTACTAACATCTGAGATTTGTCTTTTGTGCCGTCAGCATATAATTCGTCTGTGTTTCCGCCCTTTACTGTTTGGGTTGTCATTTTTTCTTGTAAAAAAGCCTGAAACAAAATAGTACACCAACCTTCTTTAATCATATCTAATGATAAGATAGTATCTTCGTTATACCTTCCTCTCCACCTGTAGGGAATGTCATTCCGTATTAAATTACAAGAGTAAATCCTAGTGTTTAATGTGAATGGTGGTTTTTTTACTTTGCTTGGTGCAAAAAAAGTGTAATTAGGACCACACATACCAACATTTTTATACCTTAAAGCAAAATCTTCCATTACCTGAAAAGGAGTTCCGTTTGTTACCTTTACCTTTTCGTTATCATTCCACCTTCTAAATGATCTAATATTGTCATCCATTATCCAATGCCATTCATGACCCTCAGATATACTGTGATCCCAAATAAAATTTCTAGCAGGTCCACTGCCTGTGGTTTTGGTTAGTCCATGCTCGTCACATAAATCATATTTTTCTTTGTATGACATATCTAATTGCAATACTTTGTTTTTGTCACCAGTTGCAGCAACATAATGATGATATTCTTCAGGCTCTACAACTAACCTATAAGGCACACCAATAGAGTCTAAGTATTTTGAAGTTAATCTTGAATGGTATCTGCCTTTTGAGGGTATATATAAAGGAAATCTAGGTTGATTATCCATATCTTTTAGATTCGGTATCCATATCTTCTTGTTTAGGGTACCAAATAGATTTTGTTTTATCGGTCATAGGTTGCCCAATAAACTGTTGAAAGTTTTTAAAATCTTCCTCATTCCTAAAATGCACATAAACAGTTTTATAAGCCAATAAATCTTCTTGATTATATTCAGGCATATCTTCCCATTCTGCTAGTGGGTCAAGAACTGTATTAGGGTCAGTCATTGGCAATATCTCCATTTCATCAAAAGCCAATAAATCTAAATTAAATCCTTTGTCATTAAGCTGTCTAATTTGTTCCCAAAGCAAGTTTTCATCCCATGTGCTGTTCATGGCTATTTTATTGTCAGCAATAACCAAAGCTGTTTTTTGATCTTCCGATAAAGTGTCAATCACAACAACAGGCACAGTTTCCATTTCTAGTTTTTGTGCTGCAAGATATCTACCATGACCAGCCAGTATCATATTTTTTTCATCAACTAAAATTGGATTAACAAATCCAAACTCAGATATTGACTCTGCTATTTGCAATACTTGTTTGTCTGTATGCTTTCTAGGGTTATTTTTGTATGGCAACAATTCATTTAATTTATTTTCTATGACATTCATTTTTATTCTCCTATGTAAAAATCATTTGGTTGTACAGCGCCTTCTGTTAACTTATAAAGCATTATTATTTCACTCTTTCGTGGTATGCGAGAACCAGTTATCCATTTAGCAAAAGTTCCCTGTGGGACACGAACTCCTGTAGCCATTTCTATTTGTTCTATATAAGACATCTGGGTGTGTTTATGTGTTTTTAAGTATTCTTTTAATTTCATGTTTAGGTTTCAATTATTCCATAAATGAATTATACTGACTATATTAAATAAACACTACCCCCAAAAGGTAATAAATTAAAGGTAATAAAATGAAAGAAGATACAATCCAAATAACCAAAAAAGAAGCACACATCATTAGCAGATGCTTGTGGTACTTTAATAATGAAACAGACATTATGAGCGCAAGATTAAGTCTAAATGCTCATAAAGAAAAAGGAAACAAATATGAGGTTGATGGTTTTAAAAGAATAATTAAACTTTACCAAGAGCAAGATAAAACTCATAAAATAATGACCAAAAAAATAGAAGTCTTTTTGCACGGTGAAGAAGATGAAGAATAATCCATTTGAAGTTCATGGCATTAAACACCTATCAGCAAGTGCTATTAATGGTTTTATAACCAATCCTGCATCTTGGATATTAAAGATTAGTGGTCACAGAATACAATCAAATCCTGCTATGTGGAGAGGGTCAGTTGTAGACAATGTAATAAGTAGTTCATTTCAATGGGATATGCCTGTAGAGAAAAAACTGCATAGAGCCATTGTTAATGCAGAATTAGAATATGACACTATGTTTGAAGATAACAGTAGCAGTTACAACTATGATCTTGCAAAGGTAGACCAAGAAAAAGAAAACTTAAAAAGATATTTAGAGGTAGCAGTACCTTTTTATTCTAAATTAGGTAAACCTTTAGAATGTCAAAAAAGAATTGAAGTAGAATTTGAAGATATACCTG